TCAATGTTACAGATGTTCAGGGTTGCGTTATTCCTGATATTAGTTCATAATTGATTCATACCCGGAGGCGGGTCACACTTGCAAAATTTTTAAATGGAAACTTTAACAAAGAAAAAAACTGGCCGAGTCACAGTTTCAAGAGTTTATACAAGACTTTCAAGAAACGGCTGGATTTCATACAACTGTGAACTTAGACAAGGTAAGACTTGTTTAGCTGCTGTAGACCAAGAAGGTAACGGCGGTTGTGAAAGAGTTGATTGGAACAACACAGATCATTATTTGTTGTTGCATCACTACATACTCAACACTCAAAAAGACTTTTACAGAAAATACGAGGTTCAATGTATTAATGATATGGTGGCTATGGGTTATACCAAGCTAAAGGAGTCATACAAAGAAAAAGCAGAGTTAGTCAAAAAATATAATTTATGGGAAAAGTTAGCAAAAAAACAGCCAAAAACTTGGTCTGAAGCCAGAAAGATTCAAGAAAAGCTAGGTTACTTTGACGACATGGTCGGCACTTGGACAACAGTTTATATTGAGCAGAAATACGGCCACATTTATTTTAAGGAGGAAAATTAATGCTTGAATATAATCCAATTCCAACAGACAAAACACAATTTGATTCTGGGGTACAAATGACTAGAAAAAGAAAAAGAAATAAGAAACATAAAAATGTTTTTCTTGAAATTAAAACTTTAGCCAAAAAGGAGGCACAACAATGACTATAGGAACTTTGCTTGATCTCACGCACGATGAACTTAAAGAAATTTATTTATCTCTAACTAAGGGAGAGTGGAGAAATCAAAAAGCCAATAAGTCAGCAACAGAAAAAGTACAAAAGTATTTAATTAGTGTTGCAATGACTATGGAATTTAAAACTAAGGAGCAAAAATGACTAAGGCTGAAGCAATACAACTTTTTAGATTTATCTACAAAGTAAAAGCCATACAACTTGGTTATAGAAGGGGAGACGATATTGCAAAAAGAACTGAGTGGAATGATTACACAGATGCACTTTGCAAAGACAATCTCATTACTCATAAACAATACGATTCATGGAGTAACCCTTTCTAATGGATAGCGAAAGAATTTATTTTCGGGCATCATGTCAAAAACAATATGATGCTATACACCACTTAGCACAAGAGTTTGGTTGCTCTGCATCACAAATAGTAAGGTTTGCAATGGACGAATGGCTAAGAGAAAATTTTATTAAACAAATAGAATTTGCCCAAGCCACAAGAGAAATAAACTTTCTGAAAAAAGTGGAATGAAAAAGCTAACAATTTTAGATACATTTAGCGGTATAGGGGGTTTCTCTTATGCCGCTGAACGTCTTATTGGGGGTTTTGAAACAACACAGTTTGTTGAAAACAATCCTTACTGTCAAAAAATTTTAAAAAAACATTGGCCAAACGTACCTATTCACGATGACATCAAAACATACACAGCAAAACCTTTTCAGTTTGACGTCCTCTGCGGAGGGTTCCCCTGTCAGGATTTATCCGTTGCAGGGACAAGAAAAGGAATCACAGCCGAGACACGTTCTGGACTTTTCTTTGAACTTGTCAGACTCATTCGCTTGGTACGACCCCGGTACATTTTGTTGGAAAACGTGGCAGCGCTGCTTAATTTCGGAATGGACATTGTTCTCGGGGAACTTTCCGAGGCGGGGTATGATGCTGAATGGACGGTTATATCAGCCGAACAAAGAGGCGCTTGTCATAAAAGAGAAAGAATTTGGATCATTGCCTACCCCAAACACAATGGATTATCTACCGCCGAGAGGGTTAGATTCAATGATAAAACAGACACAGAAACACAGAAAAGGACGCAAACAAATAGGCAACTTGAGGGAGGCAGTAAACCCAGTAGCGGTAGAACTCTTCAACAAGTTACAGAATCTACCGACCCCATGCTCAAGGGACTACAAGGACGCCGGGGAAAATCTAAACTTCAAAAAGATAGCGGAGAAAGGCAAGTTGTCTGGCGTTCTCAACCACACCTACTCAACCCAAACTGGAAAGGGTACATTTCTCAACCCACCGTTCGTAGAGGAAATGATGGGCTATCCAATCGGGTGGACAGATTACGCGCCCTCGGAAACAGCATAGTCCCGGCTGTAGCAACAATACCACTTGGAAGAATACTTGACATTGAAAAAAATGAGTGCTGAACAATCACTTTCTTATGAGTTCAAGCAGCGGTTTTGTTACCAAGAACTTCATAAATGGAAACACTATTTGTGCGATAAAAGAACGCTTGAAGAGGTGGAAGTAGCCATTGCTGCAACCACTTCTCTAGTGACAGAAATCAAAAATCTTGAGGACAAAATCTACAATGAAAACATTCCAGAATACGATGACCCCTTGATTTAGGGTTATTATCGGTTTGTAAGAGATTACTTTCGGCTCGCTATCCAAACACCTACATGAATATTTGTATGTACCTTAGAGCCGATGATGGGGCAGCCTTAAGAGAATTTCTACGCAGAAATCCAAAGGTAAATACACATGGAAATAATCCTGAGAGTTTGGACGCTGGTTTGATCTCTCGAGTTTGTTACTCTTTGGAGGAGGCACTTAATAAAATTTAGCCGGGGAGCCTGACGACCTTTGCAAAGCGGGTCTGAAAGTCTAACAATATTGCAGAATCCAAGCTGCAAAAGACAGGGAGGTCTACGCGAGGTGGCTTATCTATCCCCCGGCAACTCTTTTGATAATTTTTTTGCCTTTATATCATCAATAGTTTTTTCTGGATTCTGTATTGTGTACCACCGGTGGCCGCAATCAAAACAAACTCTACGCCTTATCTGTTTAAAGTCTTTATTTACAACTATGCTTACAACTTTTTGGATTGTGTAGATTTCGCAGTTAGGGCAAAGCACCCATGATATTCGTTTCATATACTCGATCAGTTGATTGTATCGTTATCATTGCCCCCGGTTTTTTTGGGCCGGGTTTTTTATTATCGCAATAATATTTTCTGGCTTGCAAACTTACCACTTGCGAATCATCAGCAAACGCTGATAATGTTAAAGCATCTAAGGTACTCCTACATAACTTGTCAATATCGCCCCTGTTTTTTGACGTAGGAAATCTAGGCGCAGATTGCCGCGTTTCTCCTTTAGCGTTTAAATGAGACTTCGGACGCATAAACCAAAATACTAATTCAACGTGTACTGGTTCTTGTATAATCTCGCCGACATTTTTATTTGCCTCCAATCTTACCGCCTCACGCCATGGTTTCACTTTCTTACTTGATTCAATCATACGTCCATTTCCAACGTGTCTCTTGCTACCCTGTGGTGCAGCCTCAATACCTTCAACGATAAAACAGTAATACATAATGAGTTTCATTCCGGAAAATACGCCGTTCGTATCTTTGCCAACAGCCTTAAAGGGCAGAATCGACCCACACCAATTAGCGGTACTTTGGGTGCTGCAAAGCTACTACCCGAACATTTGGCCTAGTTATAGCACAATCGCGCAAGATGCCGGTATGTGCCGTTCTAAAGTAATTCATACCGTTGAACAACTTTGTTCTCTTGGCTGGTTACAGAAAGTTTCAAGGACAGATGAACACGGCCAGAAAACTAACGCATATCGAGTAACAGTTTGGCACGAATGCAAAGTTCCCAGCCCTCAAAAAGCTAGTATTGATGCGGGGTGTATTTCAACGACTAGTGTACCAGATACACCACCCCTAGTAGCTGACGTAAACCCCCCCGGTGTACCACATACACCCGAAGTAAAACAAACTAAACAAAAACAAAAAACTAAAAAGGGCGCATATACGAAAGACTTTGAATTTTTTTGGAATATGTACCAATCCATGCACGCTGAAAAAAGTATCAGCCAATCAAAAAAACCAGCCTTTACTGAATGGCAAAAGCTAGATAAAAAAACTAGAGAAAAATTACCCGAATGTCTGGAAGCTGATATAAAAGCAAGAATAAAAAAATTTAGAAACGATGAATGGTGTCCAATGTTTCCTGATTGCCACAGATGGATTAGCAAAGGCCAATATGAACAGTTTTTAGAGTTGCGGAAACCAGAAAATCAATCAAAATTAAGACCTTGGTTGAAAAATAAATCCAAAGAACAACCTTTTTAACACCCCATGAAACCATACAAAAGAGCCGCGATTGATCGTGATGTTACATTCAGAGCGCCAAACTACAACTGCCACGCCTGCAACGACTCCGGGATAGTTCACAACGCTGATGGACTTATAAATAATTATCTACCTGATTACGACAAACAGGAAAATGGTAAACGTATGGGTGGGTGTGATCTTGCAATCATCTGTTATTGCGAAGCCGTCTACCCAGTTTATGACGAAGATGCAAAGCTAGTTTCTCACGGATTTAGAAATGGCGATGGAGATATTAGAAACAATGTAGGGGTAGATATTGATAAAGATACTGTTAGAGAATTACATAATCTGAGAAAGAAGGCTTGGAAAGAAACAGCTAATTTAATGAATAAATTAATTCAGAAAAACCTAAAAAATAAAAAAGCAGAACTACCCCAAGAAATCCAAAAAGTAAAAGAACAGTTG